CATTTGGAATTAGCAGCAGTTGACTGTAGTGGGCCATCGGGGTGTCCGGATTGGTGTGATGAGCATGGTCAGGGCATGAATGTTGTGATGATAACTAGAGGAAGAATGCCATCTGTTGAGACATTATTTGATACTTATTGGGCCAATACTTCGGGGATAGACAAACCAAGATATATTATAATCCATGTTGATTATAATAATGCTGGTCTGACTGAACAGGAAAACGATTTAAAAGATTTGGCTGAAAAGACAGGTGGAAATTATACTAAAATAACTGAACTAGATTCAGGAAGTGTTATGATATCTAAATTGGAAAACATTTTAGGTGTGGGTAATAGTGTAAATTCGTGTAATATGACATTCGAAAGCGACTGTGATGGATTGTGGTTTAATGGAGTTTATTGTAGCGACGATTCAGTGTGTGATGATATTATTGTCAACCCTTTGTCTGGAAGAAACACTGAACCGGTTATAGAAAACATTCAAACAAGGGCATTGACACAGTTTTATGAATATTTGTCGCAAGATTACCCCGACTATTGGGAAGAGTTTGGAGATTATTATAGTTTTGATTTTTCTGAAGAAAATTCAGAAAGAAATATAAAAAGACTTTCAACCGGCATCCCACCAACTAAAAATGACGAATTAATCAGTTCTTGTTGTTTTATGAATTCGGATGGTTCTGCGTATTCGTGTTCAGATTCAACAACCCAAGAATGGTGCGAATCAAACGAAGGAATCTGGAACTATCCTCTAGACAGTCTTCCCATCAAATGTAACTCTAATCCATGCCCAACTCCGCCCAGAGAAGAAAATGATACCACTGTTAATATTAAATATTCCCCAATAACTTTAAATGTTGATTCGTTCAACGGTTTAAATGTTGGGGATTCATACCAAGGCGGAATATATGTCGGAATGTTTGAACCGGGTGGTGATGTTAATATTAATGGTTCGTTTGTCGTAGGAAACCCGGAGACCGGACCAGCAAATGAATATAATGCAACTGGTAAATCATCCGAAACGTCTAATTCTAAATGGGCATTAATTTTATATCCATCAGATTATGAGACAACCGAAAAAGAATTATTCATTAGTAGAACTATAACCAAAACATCTACGGCAGATGGGCATTATAACATCTATGGAAACGGAACTGATTATTATGGAATAAGTTCTAAATTGGCTAATCATATTAGAAAAATTAATTTGTATGGTTATGATGATTGGTATATAATGAGTCGAGACGAATTAGCATTTGTCGCAAAAACAATAAAAGACAACACTAGTGTTGATTTCGAAATGAATGGTCTTTATATTACTTCCAGTTTACACAACGAAACTATTGGAAATAGTCGATATTTATATGGACAAGAACTCACGAACGGGAACGATTTCGGTTATGTTGAATTAATATCACCGAAAGACTTATCCAACAGTAAATTCAACAGAAAATATAATATTAAATTAGCAAGAAGAATTTACATATCATGAATTCAGTAACATTTACATTTGGTCGCTTTAATCCTCCAACACGGGGCCATTTGCGGGTAATAGAAGAAATGAAAAAAATATCTGAGGAATTGGATTGTCCCTATAGGATATTCACTTCTCAGAAAAACGATAATACCAGAAATCCCCTTTCATACGACCGAAAATTTCATTATGCTAAAAAAATACTTGGAGAGGATTTAGTAAACAATTCCAGTATCATTAGTATTTTTGATGTTATTAAATCGTTGGAAGAAGACGGTTATCGAGATCTCGTTATGGTGGTGGGTTCTGATAGAAAAAAGATATTTGAAAACAAACTTATGCATTATGTGGGGAACGAATTTGATATTGATTCTTTAAAGTTAATATCTGCGGGAGAAAGAATTGAAAATGGTACAGGTTTAGAATCTATTTCCTCTTCTAAAATGAGAGAATATGCTAAAAATAACAACTTTGAGGATTTCCGCGTAGGTTTGCCAGAAAACATACATATTAAAGATATGAAATCTTTATTCCGGGAAGTTCAAGAAGGGTTGTTGTATGAAAGAAATAGTAGTACCAAGTTGGTTTAATGAGGAAGAATTCCAAAAATTCTCCCAAAATTATAATAAAACCCCGTTTTCTTTAGAAAACCTTAATGGTTTTTCTGCTTTTGTTGTTGAGGATAAATCCTCAAAAGCAATGAAAATGGACGCTGAAATGTCCAAAGGAACCGGGATAGACAACAAAAAAGATCGAGATTCTGCTAGAAAACGAGTCGAACGCAGTGACGACGTTCCTGCTCCAAAATCAAAAGATAACTTAGAATCACCTCCTCCGCCAGAGGAAGCCCAGTATACACCAGAAGAACTTGCTCAGATGGAATATGAGCAAACTTATTTCGTGGACGGGATTCCTAGATCATTAGATCCCAAAGGTAGAGAAGAAGTTAGGGCTATATTACAACCAAGAGACATCGATGCTATATTACAACCTAATATTATTGGGGAAGTTCCCAAAGAGATAGATGAAAACATTCATTATGGTCATGCAATAACGATGATTTCTTTGTTAGTTTCTGGGTTCCCCGAAGAAGACATTCAATCTAGGGTTGAAGCAACACCAAAATTAACTCAAGTCACACCAGAAATATTTGAAAAATCTAAGAATATTGTTTCTAGATTACTAAAGAAAGAAGGTTGGTCACACAATCGTCTAGCCGGAATGTCCAGTTGGTCTGAAATGGGTCTTGGGGATTTTAGAGAAGCCAAAAGTGAATTGGTTCTTTATCTAGAAGAAACTGATGCCCTTAATGAATTTTCACAAACACCAGGGATATTAGGAATAACAGTAAACATTGAAACTATTTTAGAATCTTCTAATCTTAGGAGTAAAGATACATCCATGTGTATTATCAATTCTTCTGCTATATATTTCAACACCAACGAAAAAGAAGCATTAAAGGTTTACAAAAAACTTCTTCCCGTTCTATCGGGGAAGTCGGCCTATTCTAAAATTAAAAATAAACTTTTACCACTGCTCCATAAGAATTTCAATACAGATACGTTTAAATTGAATTTAATTTATGAGATTTTGAGTGGAAAGTATACATTTACAGAAGATCATAAATTTGGACCTCTTGCGGCATCGGATGTTCTTTTGACACCACATTCTACCATTTTCATCACTTCTGAATATTGTCAAAATCTATTAGACGATAAAGCCTTTAAACTCAAAATTAAAATCAAAAAAGATAAGCAAAAAGAATCAAATAATAGCAATTTGAGGTATGTTTTAGATGGGAAACTATCAACATCACCAATTTTACACCAGTTGGCTCTAAGTGCTAATAATATTGGGATGTTAGAGGGGGAGGATGACATCGAAGAAACCTTAAAAATAGTTGAAGAAAATCTTCCAATTATTGTTTCATTGATTGCTGAAAATGAATTTGAATTTGTCTATTCGATTAATCTCAATGCTATTAAAAAAGAAGATTCTAATATATCTTATAACTTCATGACCGTTAAAGGAAAGGAAATTAAAATTCCTGTTTCGGTCTTTACAGATCCAAACGACCATTCTACCTCTTATGAAAAACCGGAATACCCGAAAGCAGATGAAGTTCGTGTTTCTCCCATGAAAGAAGAGCGAGATTATAAAAAAGAATATAAAGATTATCACGGAAAACCAAAACAAATATCAAACCGTAGCAAAAGAGTAACGGCTCGCCGCCGATTAGAAAAGGAAGGCCGAGTCAAGAAAGGCGACGGGAAAGATGTACATCACAAGAACGGAAACCCACAAGACAACAGTTCATCCAATCTACAAGTCATGGGTGCTTCTAAGAACAGAGCAATTAAAGATTCATATAATCCTATTATTGATGAAGAACACGGTGCAGGAGAAATAGGAACAGCAGAATTAGTTAAAAAATACTTAAAAGATACGCCATTTTCTAAAATAATAAGGAAAAAAGATGACAGAAGCAATCAAAGAGGTTGATATTTATTTTTGGACTCAAATAGGAGTCGCATCATTTGCCTTTATTATTGGGTTTTATGTGGCTTTTCGTAAATATGTCAAAAAATGGGGAAATTCTACTAAAATAGATAAAGAATACTGGAATATTCATAGCAATATTCATGAATTGTTGACAGAATTGAGGATTCGGTGCGATTGTGCCCGAATACAGTTGGTACAATTCCACAACAATGATTATTTCATGGATGGGGTTTCGATGAAAAAGATGAGCCTCACCCACGAATCTCTTAATAAAGGGATATCTTCTGAAGGCGACAAAAAACAGAACGTATTGCTATCTCGTTTTGTGCCTCTTTTGAATAAAATTCTACTAGATGACCCCATACTTTATATTGTCAGTGAAGATAATGAAACATATGGAAAGCAATTTATGGAATCTTCTAGTGTTGTGGCTTATGTTGTACTTCCAATTGTAAATAAAAACAGTTTAATCGGATATGTCACATGTCAGTGGTGTAGTTGGAATAAAGTTGATGAAATTGATGTCGAATTGTCCCAACATGAGGCTTTAAAAACTAGAAATCTCATAGAAGTACAATTATCACACCAGAAATCAGAAAAACGATAAATAGATATAATATAATACATTAGGAGTTTTTATGAAAAATATAAAAATTGAAAATCTTCAAGAGGGTGATATTGTTGTGAAAAACGACAATTTTCGCTATATTGTCACAAACATCGAATATATCACATCAAAACGAACAAACGTTATGATGGAATCTATAGATGAATTTGATTTGGGCAATGAAATCCAAGATATTTACGAAAATTCCTCAGAAATTGCGATAGAATCCACCTTTTGTCTCAAAGAACGACTCGAATCAGTCCGTTCAGAACTAATTGAGTTACGAATTAGTGCCTCTGGGGGCAATAGTACTTCTCAGCATCGAGACGGCGGGTTCTTCGGATTGCGGCGCTTCGAGCGGCGCGGCAATGTTGATTACCGTCAATTGATCAATCAAAGGCAGAAAGATGTTGCTAAAAAAACATCGGGTGGCAATGAGGTAGATGAACCCACAGGGACAAGACAACGAAATCTGGGAGCACCAACGCTCAGTACAAGTGCAGTTGCTCCGAGTTCAAGCGCACCACCCCCGCCGAAACGAAACGTTCAGCAAATAGGTGATAAATTTGTTACGACTGATTCTTCTGGTGCTGTTACAGCAACACATGATACTAGAGCAGGTGCTCAGACTGCGGCTCATGATGAAACAGAAACAGAATATTTAGAAAAACGAAGTAAGGCAAGTTACGATTCATTATCCCCTGGGCAGCAGGCTAGCATCAAAACCACAATTGCTGATAGAGAAGCAGAGGCCACCCGAAAAGCCAATAATGCTGTTCATGGTCTTGACATTACACCAGAACAAAATAAAGCAAAATTTAATGCTGCTTATAAAGCAGCCCATCCATATACCCTTCCAGATACTCCACAGGGAAACATAGATCGACAGAAGGCCGCATTGGCGGCTGCAAAAGGAAGACGCACCCAACGAGGGCAAGACCAACAGAGTTGGTTCCGGCGAGGCCCAGATGTGGGGCCAGTTGAAACTGCTGTAGATTCACAAGGAATGACTCCATCAGAAAGAGGAGCCGAAAGGGTTGAAGCGTTATACCAAAGAAGACGAGACGCACTGCCTGATAGTGATCCAAAGAAAAATATGCCAAGTCCAACAGCAGGTAGAGAAGAGTGGGATGCGTGGAAAGCAACCCCTGAAGGAGAAGAAGTTGCTGCCGATGAAAAAGCAGCGAGAGAGGACAAGAGAGATACCAGTCTGCTGGCAAGTGGTGACGCGGACATGGAAGCAAGAAGTAGGAGGCGTAGCGAGGAAAAGGGAGAAGAGTTACGACAGAAAAAGGAGGCCCATGCGGCCAGACTTCGGGGAGAAGAAGTCTCCTTAGATGATAAGTTTATGTCTGCTATAAATGAAGAACGTTGGGGGGAAGTAATTCCACCAGTTCGACCACGTCCACCAGCGAGATCCCGTTCTCCAAAAGGGGGGTGGCCTAGGGAAAATATGACCGATAGCCAAAAATCATATTATCTCAAATACTTAGAAAATAAAAAACAGATAGAGAGAGAAAATCCTTCTTCGGTGATGAGAGAATTGCCTGCTGAGTTTGGAAAGGAAATTGCACATGTTGCCACTGATCCAGTAGAACTTGGAACGTTGGCGGCATCTGCTGCTCTTGTTGCTATGCCCATTCCGGGAACTGAAACTGCTGGGGCTGCTCTTAATACGTGGAGGATGGTGAATAGAGCCGATAAAATTAAAAAAGGAGTTCAGGCAGCAACCGCTGTTGTCGGGACTGCCGTGGCTAAAAGGACTATAGACACTCTTGTGCCAGAAGCACCACCGCCGGGAACAGTTGGAGCAAGGGAGGTGGCCGGAAAACTAGCAGGAACCGCAGCAGGAACCGCAGCAGGAACCGCAGCAGGAACCGCCACTACTATTAAATTAGCCGACACCTTAAGCAAGGCCGACACCTTAAGCAAGACCAAAGCAGATGCCGTTCCTATTGCCAGGGCTATACCTAAAACCAAAACAAAAGAAACGAAACCAGAAACTGATCCCAGAACACCGCCAATAGTGGGGATACCGAACGACGACGACGACCGAGACATTGAATATGAAAATCCAGAAAGAAAATATCATGACGAGTTGATGGCAAAAGTCAGAGAGACTTCACGGCAGCAAACTACCGCTGCGGATAAATCGAAAAGTGTCGGTGGGCCTAAGAACAAAAAACTCAAAATTGGAAAATATACAGATCCGAAATTGATAAATCCACAAGAAGTGGCGGATAGTATTAGTATAAATAATTAGTAAGGAGATACTAAATGAAGAAATACAAAGAACTAAAATCCCTTTTAATTGAAGCCGAAGACACCCCATTTGGCGGAGATGCTAGAAGTGCGTTTAGTGATTACGGAATTCATAGAATTGATGATCCAGAGCAACTTTCTCGTCTAAATGCATTTCTTCATGCAGTTGGTGAACGTGAACTTTTGGATCCCAAAGCAGCCTTATTTCAAATTAAGAATAAGTTGAATATGGCAGGATATGATTTTAAATGTGATCCACAAAACGTTTCATATGATGGGGCTCAAGACTACCCATTGACCCGACATGGCGGAACGTTTGGGAAGAATCTAGACACGCCTTTTGACGAATTTGAAACTACTGATGGAATTTCTGATGGAGAGGGTTCATATTCTCTACGAGTAAATACTGAGAAACTTCCAAGTGGTCTTTATAAGATGTTTCCCTCAATAGGACCAAATTCTTCTCCAAAATCGGATTGATATATACATGATATGATTTTAGATAGATTGAATAACGATAATTTTATTCTTTTTGCAATGAGAAACTACAGAAACACACAATGCGAAAGTATTGATGAGTTTCATGAAGATTTAAATCGTATTAAATATATAAAAAGACTATTTAAGAAGTATAATAATAAAAATGAATTAAAAGAAAGATTAATTCTCAATCATATTATAGTATTAAATAATGTGTTTGGTCCATCTGGATGCTCTAGAATACTTTTTTTTAGAATAGAAATTCTATATCATTCATATCTGAAGACATTTTTAGATTATTTAAATTATCTCCCCCCGGAAATGCCCGAAGTAGATTTAAATTCAATTCCCCTAGATAGTAATATACTTTTACACTTAAAGAGGTTATGAATATGACACAAGCCGTAACAGCAGATCTTAATAGAATAGTAAATGCATTTACTGTGTATAAATTCATGCAGGAAATAACTACCCCGTTTGAACAGATGGCAGCATATCGTCTCGGAATTATTGATAGAGATGGAAAGTTTTTAAAATCCTACGATGAATTGAAGACACAACAAGAAAGAGAAGCCTCATCAATATTCAATCGTCTCATAATCAACATTAAAAAAATATTTGCTATGGTTCCAGATCCAAGAGTTCGAGCCATGCTGACCAGTCTACCAACTGCTATTTTCTTAGTGAAGGAAGATGTTATTCATCTTGGTGGCGATGGTGATGAATTTGAAAATTTTGTATACGAAATGTTCCTAGAAAAGGGAATAGAATTAAAAGAAGAATATATGGATCAAAATTTTCAAGAAATTATCAAAGAAGAATCATTAAATGTTGTCGGATATGTCTTTGGTGTGCCAATTTATAAATATAATGGTTCATACTTTTCACAACTCGAAAGGGAATGATCATGGGCTGCGGTTGCGGTAGAAATAAGAACAACAACGAAGAAAGGAGTTCCAGAATGCCTGTTAATAAAAATAAATCCAATCATGTATCACCGAAAAGAAAACTTTCCCATAAAGAAATTTTAGAAAATAGAGCACGACTATTGCGAAAAAATGAAAAGATGAGAGAATCAACTCCATTAAATCCCCAACAAATTGAAAAAATAGTCAGAAAGAGAAGAGGAAACAAATGAAAAACTTTTCCCAAATAAAAGAAGAAATTGCAAATGTTGCCTCGTCCGGAAATATCATGGGAATGGGTTATAATAAAGATCCATTAGACGTTGCTGTGAAGCCTCGAAAAAAGAAAAAAAAGTTTGCCGGAATAGATGTCTTTAAAATCACTACTGAAGAATTTATGAAATGCAATCACGGCAGAAAAAAGCATGAGCGATGGAGCCGTAAATTAGATATGGATAGAATTGAAAATCAAGAAATTCGAGAATATGCACACAGAAACCCCAACACCCCCATTATAATAATGGATGAAAAATATGGAACCATGTCGTATTTAATTCCACCTCCAATAGATGAAGCAGATAGATGAAGTTGTATTTTTTATTATGTTCTATTATATTATCTGGTTGTTCGATTATTCCAAATACAGAAGTAATCGGACAAAGTGCTTCGGGTATAATTTCAAATTCTAATCAAGAACAAATAGAACAAACAGAAGAAATTGAAATTGCTTCTGAAAATATATCAAATGATTTAACTGATATTGATAGTAATGCAGAACTTATACTGAACACAATTGCACTAGAAGAAAATCCCGAAAACTATAATGGTATCGTTGACTCGACCAATAATATAAAAGAATCAGTAGACCATGCACAGCAAGAGCAGATACGAATATCTGAAGCATTAGAAGACTTAAAGCAGGCTAATCATGAGACGAATTCTGGTTTAAGTCTAATAAGAAATACAGAAAAAGAATTAGAAAAAGTTCAAGAATCTGATCTAGAGGTTCGGAGGCAAGCATTAGAAAACCTTCATTCATTCATAACTCTCTTCTTTGTTATTGGTTTCGGAATGTTAGTGGCTGGGGCATTTATAGCATTTTGGGTCAACGGAAAATTAGGTACAGTCATATTAGGAATAGGTATTTTAACTGTCGGTTTTGCTTCCGCTTCCCAGTATTATTTAGAAGAAATAGCAACAATTGGCCTAATTATATTAATAATTGGTTTTGTGGCAACATCCGGAATTATTGCCTGGATGCTTATTAAAGGAAGAGGCAACGAAAAGGCTATTAAAGAAATTGTAGAACTTATTGAAGCCATGAAAGAAAAATTATCACCCGAAGAAAGAAAAGAAATTTTTGGAAAGGGAAATTTAGCATCTCAATTAACTAGTGATTTGACTAAAAAGATTGTTGCCGAAGTTAAAATAAAAAACGGATTCAAGAAACAGATTTAATTTCATTGTAGAGATATTTACAAATGTAATAAGAATCAACAATGTCGGAAACGGGGTTGTTGATTTTTTTCTTCTTGGGTGTTATTTCATGCTGAAGGTTTAATCCCGTTTCGGATATGAATGAATTATGCATCATATCCTTATCCGCATTTCCCTTTCCTGTTGCAAATTTCTTAATATTTGCAGGCGGAACTACTTCTAAGGGAATACCAATATTGTAAATTTTATATTTTAATATACCAGTATTTTCTGCAATATGAAATAACTTTCCGCTAGAATTGAACGAATAACCTTCGATGGCTATTTGTTCACATCCAATTAATTTTTCAATTGCCCAATCACTTATGCTTTTATAACGCTCAGAATCTCCATCCCACTTTGAGAACGATTCTCCGTGTATATTATTCAGAAAGAAATTAGCATAAATTTTTGTGTCGGTGAGGAAATAAAATTTACATCGTTCAAATATAAAAGATTCATCTTCTGTTCCAACAAACACACATATACTGGGACTTCTCATTGAGTAATCAATTCCGGCTATAATCATTTCACATTCCTCTTGCGATTAAAACTCCAATTAAAAATCCTATAAGAGAAACTGCTATCCCTTCAGGGGTTGATAAAAGCATCAATCGTATTTTCCAAAATTCCTTCATGATTATTTATACTCTCCTTTATCCAATGTTCGAACATGTCAACTCTTGTTGCTGAACATTCAATTATTTCTCCCTCTATGATCATAAAATTAGATATTATTCCAATCAACAATCTTTGTCCGTGCCAATTGGTAAACACTGCACCACCAGAATCACCATGCCAAATTGTTGCTTTTCTTGGAAGGAATTTAATTTCCCCAATATTTTCTAATACTGTTCCATAATATCGAAAAGTTCCTGGTTTACTATATTTCTTAAAATGAAAAGAATATCCTACAGTGGTAATATTAGCAAATCGACACACAAACTGTCCGGTGTGTATTTTTGCTGGTGTTATACCATGTGGTTCGTGTTCCAAAAAAAGAAGTCCGATGTCGTGGGGAACACGCATATTAAGGTCGTATTTCGGGTGGATCAGTGTCTCTGATATACAAATTATCTCTGTTCCAAAAGAAACATATGACAATTCTATACCGTCTATACAGTGTCCAGCCGTTAGCACTACATTGGGTGCGATGAGAACACCGCTACCGATGATATTCCCCACGACACCAGACAGTGAACAAACTGCTGGATATGGGTCATTATCATAATTAACAGTTTCAAACCATTCTAAAAAATCTAGTTTGTTTTTTTCTGTTGTTTTTTGGGTGATTTGTTGCTGAGGAACCGGTGTCTGGGCTACGCAGCCTGATAAACATAATATAGATGCTAAGAAATATAAAACACTCTTATGCATTCCAATTAATATTTATATTGCATATTGCAGTTTTTGTTAAATATTTTTCAAATAATTAAATTTATAAATAATTATATACCAAAAGGAGAATACATGAATAAAGATGTCCTTTTACTCAATTCAAGTGAGGAAGTTTTAAAAATCATTGACTGGAAGAAGGCAGTTAAATTGCTCACATTAGGAAAGGCAAAGAAGCCATATAATTACAAAAAGACCTATTCTATAAGGACGATTCGCGGAGAATATAAACTCCCCGCTGCAATCGTCCTTGTTAAATATGTGTTTATGCCGTATCCAGAAGATTCGATGTCTTGTACTAGGAGGAATGTGTTTAGACGGGACGAATACACTTGTCAATATTGTGGTTATCAATCAAATAATCCTAAGAAATTAACAATTGATCATATACATCCTCGCTCGAAGGGCGGAGGAACACAATGGACCAATTTAGTAACTGCTTGTCCTAGTTGTAACATCAAAAAAGGAAACAAACTCCTTAAAGAATGTAAAATGAAATTAAAGACCAAACCAAGAAAACCAAAAAGACTTGCTCTTCAACTAGTTGGTATTGATGTGTATGGAAAAAAATTATGGGAACGTTGGATGAGCATATAAAACAACCCTCCCAGATTGCTCCGAGAGGGTTGTGAAGTGTCGGGACAAGTCCCGTCTTATCAGAACTGAATTTGGAGTTGAGTGCGAAGAAGATATTCTCCGGTAGCAGTGGTCATATTCCAACCAGTGTTACTCAAGTTCCAGCCTGCATCAATAGAATTGAGCGAATAACCAAGGTCGGTCGTCCACTTGACATTCTTATTGAGGTAGTAGTTCACACCGAAGGTGGCAACGCTGAGATCTTCAGCAGCACCCTCAAGAGAACCACGCTCATACTGGACAAATGGTTCCCACTTGTCCATTGCGTATGCAGCATTCCAGACCGTGCCCCAATTATCACCCATATCACCACTCGTTGCGGTGTATGAACCAGTGAGTTTGAGACTCTTCCATTCCATGACAGCATCAGCAGTCCATGTGTTATAATTGGTAACGTCAAGATTGTTGTGCGAAGCAGCAAAACCTACGTCAAGCCAATCGGCTGCATCCCAGTCAACACGACCAGTAAACGCATAACCATTTTGAACACCAGCACCATTATCGGTGTTGAAGCCATCGGTGTATGCACCAGTGAGTTTGAAGCCACTACCGAAGTCGTGGGTATACTGGACACCCTGACTGCGACCCTGACCAAACTCATGTGCAACAATAGAACGCTCTGCTGCGAGCGTATCAACCTGCGAGGTCAGAACTTCCCGCATAAACGGGGACTTGAACTGACCAACACGGAATCCATTCCAATCAGCGTATGCATCCTTCATTACGAATGCGCCGCCATCATCCCACTGACCGCTTACTCTGTATGACATATCATAGATGTCACCTTCAACAATAAGACGGACTCGGGGAACACTAAATCCGTGAGTCTCGTCAACGCCAGCCATTTTGGTGTCGTTAAGGGACCAACGAAATTGTGCAAAACCATGAACATTGACCGTGACAGGATCCTTTGCCTGCCCCTGCATCATTGTTCGGTAATCAGCATCAGCAAGAATTTCAGCGACCAGTGCCTTCGTGGCTTCTGTTCGTTGAATGTCCATTTTGCTGGGTGCTACCAGTGAAGCAATCTTGGCTTCTGCTGCATCAAGTCGAGTTTGCAATTCATCATATGACTCGTCTGCTGCAAGATTGGCAGTAAGAACTGCTGCACCAGCGACTACAAGAGCAGCCACGAGCCATTTGTTACATTTTAGTGAATGTACTTTCATGAGATTATCTCCTCAGAAGAGGTTCATTGTCCCACTGCGGTTGTCGCAGCATTCCACAATTCTTGAACTGCATGTCCGAACCACATAACACCACTCCATGCGAATGGAACAAGTGCGAGGGTAATGAGCATACTACGATTGATGCCTACCTTACCCAATGTGCGGGTAATGCAATCATCTCCACCAGAACAACACTTATCTGAATTAGCCATTTTGATTCTCCTTTTGTGAGATTATACCCTGGCTAGAGGGCTGGAGCGAAATGCTCCTCTAATAAAAATGGGCGTGATTACCCATTGATTTTTGATTGTGTCTTTTATATAGACACCCCAAACTTTCTAAACTAATGTAAGTCCACCATTATAGCGTCAAAAATGAAGGTGTCAAAATAAAACTTTGAATTTTATCGGATAGGGCAAGATCCCCCAACACATTCAATCCCCGACAAAATCTCACCAGTTGCTACTGATTCAATCTCTTTGAGTCGTGCAGTTCGCCTCTCATACTCTTCCTGTGTGATTTCTTCGTAGGGTGCTTGGTCAAATCCGTGGTCGGAGTGAAGTAGGAAACTCACTGCTTTTAGAGAATTGGCGTAATTCTTCTCCATCCACTCCTTAATTTCATCCAATTCCTCAAGACGATAATATATTGTGACAGATACTGAATTGTCCGACCATTCTTTTTGTATTCTTGCGACAAGTTCCAACTGCTCTATTGCTGTCATGTCGCGGGCTAGGAGCGTGCCTAAGGGCACAGAACACGGAAATTCCACAACAATGGTGCTATGGTCCTCTGTTCCATCAAAACCCCTTACATATTCTACTGGATAATTTGCATCTCTACACAATGACACAAGAGCATCGTCTGATGCCATTCTTATCCTGCGAATATAGTAATTAGAATATGCAGGATGAATTCCTGGCGTACTTCCTGATAAAATCGAAAGTGTCCCTGATGGTTTTACTGTCGTCAATCTAATACTTTCGGGATATCCTTTTTTCTCTGACCACTCCTTGTCATACTTCCTCAAATCGTTATAGCATTCATCCAACCATTCCAATTTATCAAAGGATTGACAAATACCAGTGATACCCACACCAATCCTCATGTTCCTGTGGACAACCTCATTAGTTTTTTCGTGAATAAAAGGAAGCGCACATATTGCTTTTTGTGTCTTATAAAGGAGTCTTGCACACTCTTTGAATTCTTTCTTTGACTCAATGTTGTTGAGATGAATCTCAGAGAGATTGCAGCATTCATATGATTCAAGAAGAATTTCCGAACACGGATTTAATGTTTCACATTTGTCTTTGCTTTTATCCCCAACTCTACCAAACTTTTGTGAAAGTGGGAGGTTGAAGAACCCGTAAGGTTCACCAGAACCATCATATCCCTTCCATACTGCATCACTGATATGCTCATACGAATCTGCATAGATGGTGTTGTTTGACATTGCACGCCAGTTTGGAACATTACCCAAGTCCCACCGTTTAGCACGAAGGAACAGATAATCGTCTGGGTCGCCCAGAGCAATGGTTGCACTTCTTCTAATGTTGCCCGCAATCACGACCGATGCGACAATATTACATATATCAAGAACATCTAAGGAACGAAGTTTCTTTCCCTCACGTTCACGAATAACACCACAAATCTTCTCAACACCTTCAATGAGAATACCGGGTCCAGATGCCTTACCACCAAACCCCTGAATATGCTCACCCGATGAACGAACAAGAATAGTAGAATATGTGAAGGACTCACCCGTATAGAATAAAGACTTCATAACTTTCTTAAGAAGTTTCACCCAACCTTCACGGGAGTCTGGAACAATAAAGTCTGCATCGTTGGTCTTTTCGTGGGTGATTGACACTCCCTCTTTCACCTTGGGGAGTTCGTGGACATCCTCTCTTCGGATGGAGAACCCGACTCCACCTCCGAGCATCAAGTTCTCAAAGATGAAACAAAAGTCATCAATGTCACGAACGCAAACACCCCAGCAATTGAGAAGAGAGTTGCCACCGAATCGGTCAACAGTGGAAGTGCCAAGTTGCCAGAGCATCCGACCTGCGAAGTTGCATTTGAGATTGAAGACAAGATCATATAATCTTTGTGCTTCCTTGGTAGTATAGTCTGCGCCAATCTTCTGCGCGCCGTTGATACAGCGAGCGATAGTTTCCCACCACTCTTCGTTCGTCCCGTCTTCCTTGAGTCGGGAGTAAGTTCTCTTGTATACGATTTCCCCAAGTCCGTTGTACCCCCACTTCGGCTTCTTGGTTTTATATAGCGAAAGGAATTCTTCGGGCAGGATATCACTCACATATGTCATAATCTATAGTTCCTTTTGGGAATATTTATATTATTTGGTCAATTCATTCCACGAAATCGGGAACAATGGTTGGATAATTTCATTAATTGCTTTTGCATATTCTCTTATTTCCCACTGTGCATGGGAGTCTATTCTCTGCTTATAGAAACGTGCATACGCAGCCAAACTTCCTGTCCAATACCATTCGGTATACATTCCTTGCGGCAATATAAATCGTGCCTGTTCTGGTGCAACTCCACGTTTAATGAGAGAGTTGTATACTTTAACTGTATGATCTACAACCCTTCTATATTGTACAGATATTATCGTAGATTGTGGTTCTTCCATAAAATCTTCTGAACCCTGCTTGGCACCATCCTCTGGTTTAGTTCTCCATTTGGGCTCATAAAATTCTGGTTCGAATGTAACATATCGTCGTGATATCTCATTCTCGCAATTATGTACAA